AACTCATGTCAGATTTTTATGATCGTGGCGATGATTTAGGTCCGACCGGAGTCGATGCAACTGACGTGTTCAACGTTGACACGAATGATGTTGGCGATCAAGGTGTTGCGAAGTCAACGGAACCGGCGCCAGTTTATCGTATTTACGAAGGTAGTCGTATCGCAATAAGCTCTTCCGTTGGTAAGTTGTGGGAGAAAAAGGTTACTGCTGCTATCGCTGCATACGAACAAGTTGTGATCATTTGGGATGAAGTGTTTAAGTATTACAATAACAATCAGAACAAGTCCATCGAGTCCACACGCGGACTGTTTAAGCGTGGTGACGGCACGGAAAACATTATGTTTTCCAATCTTAACATTATGTTGCCTGCGGTTTACAGCAAAAATCCCGATGTCACATGTAGTACAATCGACGAAGTTGAAGAACCATTTACCAAGTCGCTCGAAAAAGTTCTCAATACTCTTATTCGAGGTCAAAACGGTCTTAATGCGAAGCCCAAGATTAAGAAGGCCGTTGGTGTCGGTTTGCTTACCAATTTTGGCGTTCTGAAACTTGACTGGACGAAGAAAAACGACTCGCGGGAGATTGCTGTTCAACAGATGCAATCGTTAACAGACGAACTTGCATCGGCGAAAACTCAAGAACAAGTCGAACTGATCTACGGCAAGCTTGAAGCACTTGAACTATCAATGGAAGTACTGAAACCATCCGGCCCGTCGCTTTGTAATGTGCTTCCGCATAATCTTATCATCGATCCATATGCTGAACAGCAAGATGGCAGCGACGCGGATTGGATGGCTGAACGTTGTTTCTTGTCCACAGCGATGTTGACAGAGCGTTACACTATACCGGACCCAGCGACTCAGAATGACTCAAACTCGAATAACCTTGTCGGCAACGATGGCGGTATCAAGGAAACGTCTGCAGGCGCACGTACATTGGTTTATAAGCCGACGCATAAGGCTGCATTTAACACGGCAGATGGACGGCGTGATGACGGACTCGGTTTAGTCTTACAAGCTATCGAATCAGGGTCACAGTCAACGCATCATACCGACGACGAGCGCACGGCCTATCTCAACATGTATACGACCGAGTGTTATATTGTATGGGACAAGGTGGCACGTCGCGTTATGCTATTTCAGCGTGACGATTGGTCGTGGCCGTTGTGGGTATGGGACGATCCATTGGTGATCAGTCGATTTTTCCCGTATTTCATTATCGGTTACACGATGTCCACCGGCGGCACGGTCGCTGTAGGCGAAACTGCATACTACATGGATCAACAAGATGCGATCAATGACATCAATCGCAAAATGAAGCGAATGCGAACGTCTGTGTTCGACTACTTTCTATATAACTCAGACATGGTGGACAGTGACCAAATCGAAAAGCTCATCAACGCCGTCCGCGGTGAAGGGTCAGGTGACGCGAAACATGTTATTGGTGTCAAAGCGGGCGAGAAGAAGGTCAGTGATCTTATTGAACCAATCGTTCCGCGGATGGATCAGTACAAGGAGTTATTTGATAAGCAGAGCCTCCTTGATGCTATCAATCGAATTACGAACACGTCTGATGCGCTTAGAGGCGTACAATTTAAAACCAACACAAATGAAGACGCTGTTAATACCTACCAAGAATCCATGAAGCTTTCCGTTGGCGCGAAGGTCGATGTTGTCGAAGACGTAGTAGCTGCAATTGCACATTCGCTTGCAGAATTGTCTGTGCAAAACTTAACACAAGACGATGTAGTCAATCTCGTCGGGCCTACATTTGCGCTTGCGTGGCGTCAAATGTCAATGGTGGAATTTAATGGTCGGTACAGCGTTGAAATCGTAGCCGGGTCAATGGAGAAACCCAACAGTGTATTCAAGAAAAAGGAAGCCGTACAAATCGCCCAAGCTGTGGGTCAGTTTGCGCAAGCGGCTCCCGGAGCGACGCTTCAAATTATGCTTCGGGTATTGGAGCAAGCGTTTACGGAAGTTGTTATTAAGCCGGAAGACTGGCAGGCTATTACACAGGAAATGCAAGCCAAGACCGCTCAAGGCGTAGGCGCGCCACAAGGCACTGCACAAGGTCCACAATCGGTTCAGGGAGGCGCACCAGCACAACCCGGGGCACAAGGCGGTCAACCTCAACAGGGCGCACAGGGGCAAAATCCAATAGCACAGATTCTGGCAAACTTGCCACCAGAAATCAAGCAACAAGTCGTCGCAATGAAACAGCAAGGTAAAACGGATCAACAGATTCAGAGCTTCCTGTTGCAGCATGTTGCAGCACTGCATTCAGGACAAACTCAACCGCAAGGTGCTGGTGCAGGTGCTCCGAAATTAGGAGTACCGCCGAAACCAATGGCACCGCCCGGACCAAGTGGAATGCCAGGCGCTTCACCAGGGGGCCAGAGCGTTCCCAATTTACAGTAGTTTGACTCAAACCGGAGATAGCACATGTCGATGACATCAGGCGAAGGCTTTTCGCAATCAAATGGCGGTATGGGTGGTCAGGGTGGTATGGATCACACTGGCGGCGACAATGGTCCTGGCTCCGAAGCCATGGATATGGTTCTCGACAATCTCGGCATGGACGAATCCGCATTTGAACAAGGAAGCGAAAGCTTTGAAAGCGAAAGTCAAGACATCGACCAGCGGATCGAACAGCGACAGCCGACTTACCAACCGGAAGTTCAGCGACAACAGCCTGGACAACAACCGCAGCGTCAGCAGCCTCAATTCCAACCTGGACAAATTACGCAAGATGCTCGAGGAAATTTCGTCGGTCCGAACGGTCAGGTTGTTGCCCGTGCAGGTATGGAAGCACGGCTCTATACCGACAACGTTCGAGCACGTGCTCAGCTTGCGCAGGAAACTCACAGAGCGCAGGACGTAACCAATAGACTTAATCGTGCAGTTGAGATCGGCCAAGAGCTTCACGGACGTGTCACACAACTACAAGAACAGTTACGCGACAGAAACGGTACAGGTGCGCGTCTCGGTCTTAATGACGGAGAGCAAATTCAAGCGTTGCAACTCGCGGCTGAGGCAAAGCGCGATCCCGTTGCTACAATTCGAAAACTTCTTACTATGGCTGCAACGGCCGGTGTGGATGTATCAAAGATTGGTATAGCGCCAGGTGGCGTTGACGCAAAGTCGCTCGTCGATATCGTTCGACAGGAAATCTCGCAGGTAACTGCACCAATTCGGCAGAGAACCGAACAAGAACAAATCCAACAGCAACGTACGCAAGCTGCACAGGCTCAGCTTCGTCAAACAGAAAGTGAGGTACATGGATTCTTCAACGAGAACCCTGGTGCTCGTCAATACATTCCCATATTTCATGCTGTACTGAGCGAACCTCAGTTTCAGAATATGTCTTTGGGGGAGGTATGGGCGAAAATTCAACTTAACATGATGCGCATGAACCAAAACAAGGGACAGCAACGCCCAAATGGTAATTCCATGCGTCGTAATCTCCCGGCAGGACGCGGAGCGCCGTTGAACTATGGTACAAACAACGTCGCTCCGGTGAATGCCTCCTACGACCAAATCTTACGTGACACACTCGACCAACTCGGCGTGGTGTGACTCACACGAACAGGAGAAAGTTTCAAAATGGCTACTCTCGACACGGTTGTGAATGCAATGCTCACGCGTAGTCGTGCGAAATTGATCATGGCCTCGGCCATCAGCGGCACCGTCTCGGCGTATTTGCACGCAAAAAAGCGTGTGGTCGTTGAGGACGGCGGGCCTCAGATCAGCAACCCGTTAATCACGGGCCTCAACCCGAACGTTACATCGATGCAGTATTACGATACTGTGCCGGTCAACCAGACCAACGAATTCATCACCGTGAACCACTTCATGTCACGCGTGGTTGGATCGCTGATCATTTCGGATCAGGAAGAAGATGAGAACCAAGGACGTGCGGCGATATTCAAGATCATCAAGGGCAAGATTATGGCTCTCGACGAATCTATTAGTCGCCAATTTGCTGCTTATCATACTTCTGTGGGTGCTGGCACCGATCCTAACGGACTGGGAAATCTTATTCCTGTCGATCCTACCAGTGGTTCTGTTGGGGGTATTAGCATGGCCGCGGAGTCCCAATGGCGGACATCCGCATACGACTTCCAAGGAACACTGACGCCAGAAAACATCGAGGAAGCCTTCGATGACATCACGGAACTCGACCTTAATCGATCTACAGACGGTCAAAGCTCACCGCAACCGTCTGTCATCTTCGCCGGTAGAAATATCTACCGAATGCACAAGGCCGCTGCCAGAGACAAGCAGCACATCGATCTACAGGCAACCGGAACTGGCAAAAAATTGGTTAATCTTGGGATCGTTGGCACGACGCATAACGGAATCCCTCTCCTGTTCGATGAAAAACTCTCTCCCAACGTCGCGTACTTCGTCAACGACGGATACATGACGTTGCATGTGCTTCGCGGCGTCAATATGAAGATTAAGAAGCTTGTCGCTCCGTGGTCGATGGATGCGACCGGCCGCCGCGTAGTGTGGGAAGGTCAGCTTTGCACGTGGAGGAACTACCGAACCCACGCGTACTTGACCAACTAACCCACATTGGGTTTGACTCACACTAAGGGAGTTTAACATGTTCCCAGCACAAGACGGCGCTCGATTGTCCTTTGTGGTTCGCGAACTACAAGGCAAAGTCAAGCGTGAAGTCTATCGTATGGTTCCCAACAAGCGAAGTGCGACCGCCACTGGTAGGCAATCGCATGAGATGCAGAAAGTGATCATGGAGGAGCCTGCGGGTTACATGGTCTACTTTCCCCGAGGGCACGTGATACGTGTTCGCGACAAGAAAACGCTTGCGTACTATGGTTTGGATCGCAAGCCTCGCATCATCAACATGGAGGGTCTGGCTGATCCGAACAGTCCGCTCGGCAGAATGATGTCTGCACAAGACGATGCAGCACGTCACGGTGCCATGGTGGACATGGAACGCATGGTCATTCAAATGGCCACTGCGAAAACCGGACCTATTCTGTTGAACGAACAGGTCATCGAGAAGGGAGAGTGAGTCATGGATCGCGATAGGAAGTTCTTTCAAAGTGGCGTCAACATGTATGTCAAGGCATGTCAGTTCGCCTGCTCGGTTATCGAAAACGAACCTGGAACGTTCGACTTGGGTTCACCTGCAACAGCTAGCGGTACGGTTTACCAAACTGCTGTTGCAGCTAACAGTGCAGCAAATACCGATGCCGCTCCGACAAATCCAATAGTTGTGGATTCGACGTACGGTAGGACTATAACCGTCACGCCGAGTGGTGTTCCTGGCAATGCTAACGTGATCGACGTTTACGGTACGGACTACCTAGGCCAGCCAATGATCGAGCGGTTCACTGGTTCAGCTGCCGCAGCGACTGCCCTAGTAGGGAAGAAAGCGTTCTATCGTATTATCAAATCACGAAACATCACGCCTTCGACAAACGCCATTACGTATTCGGTTGGATCAGGTGCGGCATTAGGTCTACCGTACAAAGGTAACATCTTCTCGTCGAGTGAATCCGGTGTGATCGTTTCCATTGCGTCGGCATTCACGTTGCCTGATCTAACCGATCCGGCGACGCGTACCACCGGCGATCCACGTGGAACGTTTACGCCAGTTGTGGCTGTCAACGGCAGACAGATTTCCGTCGATATGATGGGTGACAATTGGGTGAATGCTGCCAATAATGGTGGTCTTCACGGCATTCAGCAGTTCTACGCATAAGAATGGACACGATATAAGAGTACGCGAGCGCAGCGAGCGTACTCTTATATCCTATATACAGTGTATCTCCTCTCGGACGTGGCGAGATTTATCATGACTGCTACGATTCGTAACATCGTCGATGATGCACAAGAAATCGTGGGCGAAGTGACAGGCCCAGGCGTGCAAATGTACTCCGATGATCGTTGTTTCTCGGACTGCATTCGCGGATTTAACATGCTATTCAAGAAGTACAACTGGCGTCATTACTGTAACTGGGTACAATTGACACTTGACGGTTCCACTGGAACAGCCGTTACGGATGACTTGCTTAATGTTCTCGACTTTGAAGACATTATTGCAGTCCGTCGTGATGGTAGCCGCACGAATTTAAGTATGCGGCCACGTCATATTAGTCCATTTCAGTCGAATATGTTAAGTGGGAACGGTATTATTTACTGGGATGCGCTGAACGTAAGCAACCCTTTGTACAACAAGAAGAAAATATATTTGCTTCCGAAGACTGCTACCGGCAAGATCAATGTGTATGCCAAGTTCTATCCTGTGCAGAATGATGCATGGGATTGGCAAGACACAATATACTTGGATCGTGATTTGCTAGCATACAGCACGGCATACACGACACTGGCGGGCGATGATTTGAATGCTGCGGCTGCCGACATGTGCAAGAATATGATGGAAATGAAGTACAAGGATATCATGTCGCAACTTTCGAGTCATGATATCAACTTCAGCGACTCTCAATACGGTGGTGTTCCTGATCAGTGGGTTTCGTATCCTTAATGGCAATCCAAGTGTGAGTCAAACCTATGCTATTTCCGAACCAAATTCTAAAGCAGCGAACGGCTAAGTCTCGTCTCAAGAGCCTCACGCTGAAAGGTTTTGGCGGAGGCTTGAACGCCGTTGACGACGAATATAGTATGGCTCCGCGGTTTGCTGTCACTCTGAAGAATTTCAGACGCGCTCCATCTGGTGGCCAACAACTACGATATGGTAGTAGTTGGTTTGCCGATGTAGCAGCTTCATTACCTGCAGGTGGAACAATTCTAGACAAGATATACTTCAATGGCCGTTTGATTGTTGTCGCCACATCAGGGAACATCGTAACCGTTTCCGATTCAGGTGTTGTAACGACTATTTGGAGCACTGCGATTGCTGCGTTGTTGCCTGGTGCTCCGTCGGCATGGGGCTCAGCATTCACGACCGTCAACTTCGTGCCGTTTAAGGATACACTGATAATCCATAACGGTAAGGATAAGCCGCTATCGATATCTAGCGTGTTTAAGGTTACTTATTTGCAAGACCTTGCGACAGGGAGCAACGTCAATGTACCAATCGGTAAGTATGGATGCGTCGCCAGCAATTACCACTGCGTCGGTGGTATTCCTGGCAGTCCTACTACTATCTACATTACTGCAGTTGGTACAAGTGGTACATTCCCTGGTGATCCTGTCCCGAACGATGCAATCAGCATTGACGTGGGTGCGTACGCGCCTCAAGGGGCCGTGTCAATTCGCGGAATGATCGGTTTTCGCTCGTATCTGATTATATTCTTTCAGGGTCAGACTATTCTTGTGACGCTTGGCGTATACAATGCGTCAGGTATACATTCACCTACGTTTCCTGATACGCTGCCCAAGTTCGGTCTTCTCGGGCATCGGTGTATGACATTTATCGAACAAGAATTGATCTTCGCCGGACTTGATGGTTTCAGCGACGCCAAGCGAAATCTGTTCAGTGGCTTGATTAATTCACAGCATGTCAGTGATCGTATCGAGCCGTTGTACCGATCAATTATCGGTAACTTGACCGACTTGCAACAGCTTGAACAATGCTTTATGGTTTACGATTCGCTATGGCATGACACGATTTTGTTCAATCCGAATGGGCGTTGCCTAGTCCATACTGGCAGTACAGGATTGCATTACGATGCATGGTCAGAATTTAATTTCCCCACAAATTGGTCATGCGCGTGTCAATCGTTCTTAGGACGTGTGTTCTACTCGACGGGCACAAAGATATTCCAGCACGGAAATGCTGTCTTTGCAAATGAGAATTATCACGCTGATCGGATGAATGACCGTGATAAGAATTGGGCGAGAAGTACAGTATTTACGGCTGGTCAACTTGTGCGTAGTATGGTGACGAACGTCGCGTTGCAGTCTGATACATTCAACGTAGCGCCTTGGACTATTACCGCCGCGACAGTTCTATGGGCGCCCAACACGATTGATCCGCTAAATAGCAATAATGCATGGCTGCTTAAGGAAGATACTACGATTGGCTCGCAGCATAAACTGGACCAACTTGTAACAGTCGTCGCCGGTGTAACGTATACGCGATCTATTTATTTGAAGAACAACGCTGGCAAGACTTATGTCTCGCTTCGAGCTTATTCCAATCCGACGACGGCGACTGGTGTCACTGTTAGATTTAATTTAGTCACGGGCGAGTTCGATTTACCTACGGTTGCTGGAACAGCTACACAAAGCTATAACGCCATTCAGATGTTGAACGGTTGGTGGCGTGTGAGTCACACCATAAATATGAACAACGCCGAAACGGGAGTGTATTTGCGTCTGTCCTTGTTGCAAGGCGATGGGTCGTCAGACGCAAGTATATATGACGGCGACGGAACGACTGGCGTAGTCATATTCGGCAATCAGTTGGAAGCCAGCCAGAGCATGGGGGCGTACGTTCCAACTACTACGGCAGCAGTTACAGGCGACGGAGCCAAGAGCTATACTTGCAGTGTGAGTCATACCAGCGGAACAACTTCGATGGCTGACGACATAGCAGCCAATCCTTCGTGGTGGGCGATATACAATGGTATTTCAATTCCGTTCGAGATGGAATTGCCTTGGATGTCCGGCCGTGAGCCGATGAAAATTAAGCAGTTACGTTTCGTTGCAGCAACTGCAATTGGAGTAGCTAGATTCACTGTCGAAGTCTATGTGGATGGACTCTACAAAGACGACAATGGCAACATAATGTATAATCCTGCATTGATGGTTGAGTTCGTTGGTAACTCCATGCGAGGATTTGGCTATGACGACGGTCCTTACGGCGGCGGACGTGTGGCAGACGATCCCAGGCTATGGGGATTCCCTGTCAAGTTCAAAATCCTAAAGGTTAAGGTGTTCGGAACATCTACGAAAACCTTACAGGTTAACGACTTCTCCTTCCTGTATTCAGAGGGGCAGTACAAACGATGACCACGCACTACACAAAATACTTTCGATTTCCAGTCCCTGACTTCATGTCGGAGCCATGGGTTACGCAATTATCTGCTACGTTCGACTCAATCGACGCGCAGATGTACGGCGTTATGGCCGTTGCCGGAATGATGAATTGGATAAATTCGACAAGTTATGCTGTCGGCGACGTGGCGATTGACTCGGATTTAGGCACTGTTTGGTCTTGTCTAGTCGCTAACAACAGCGCCGCGGCACCGACGACATTTGCACAAGATCGAGCTGCGCATCCGTCGTATTGGGGCTTTGGAGTCATCACGACAGGCACCGCAGCGACGATTTCGTACGCTAATGGCACAAGTGGATTGACAGCTACAAACGTTCAGGCTGCGATTGATGAAGTGGACGCTCGACTTGATCCAGTTGTGCCGAGTAATACTCCGCCACTAATGAACGGTCCCGCAGTAGTTGGTGTGAGTCAAACTTATGCTCGTGGTGATCACGGCCATCCTTCCGATACGTCTCGTGCTTCGATAACGTATGTTGACGCACAGGATGCGACGAAAGCACCAATAGCATCACCTACGTTTACAGGTGTTCCGAGAGCACCAACGCCAGCTTTGGCAACCAATGATACTACTATCGCTACTACTGCGTTCGTTGCAGGTTCGATTGGTGGAAGTGGAATGCCTGCACCAGGTAACGCTAATCCTATAATGGACGGTCCTGCTGCTCCCGGTATTTCGAATTTATATTCTAGACAAGATCACATTCATCCGAGCGACACATCTAAGGCGGCGGTCACCTACGTTGATTCACAGGATGCGCTGAAAGCTAGTATCACTTATGTCGATTCGCAAGATGCGTTGAAGGCTCCGATAGCCAGCCCGACGTTTACAGGTACGCCAGCCGCTCCAACACCTACGGCTGGTGACAGTTCAACAAAAGTTGCTACGACGGCGTTCGTAGGGACAACAGTTGTAGGGCGACCTGAGATTCTTTCGATCAATGGTGGAATGGACATAAGTCAAGAAAATGGTACGACTCCGGTAACTACAACAGGTAAATATACTTGTGATGGATGGCTAATAAATTTTACTGGTACTATGACGTTAAGCGCGGCGCAATATACGAGTGGTGCTATAAATGGTATGCCTTGCTCTATAGGTATTGCTGTTACTACGGCACAGACAGTTATGGGAGCCGGTGATTTTGCGTTAGGTGCAGTTCAAAGAATGGAAGGATTGCGGACGCGGCGATTGGCGTGGGGCATTGCGAATCCTCAGCCTATATCGATAGGTTTCTGGACGGCACATCATCGAACTGGCATTTATAGTGTAGCAGTTCGTAACCTTGCCAGCAATCGTTCTTATGTTGCAACCTATACTCAGGCTGTCTCAGATGTCTATCAATATAATACCATAACTATTCCAGGTGATACGACAGGAACTTGGAATACAGATAACACCCTTGGTATAGAAATTGATTTTGCAATGGCTTGCGGAACCACGTATACAGCACCGTCGGCTAATAATTGGTTGGCAGGTAATTACGTTGCGGCGCCTGGGCAAGTTAACGCTGTCGCTGCAACGTCGGATGTGTTTCGCATAACTGGGATTATTGTGGTTCCGGGAACGATTTTACCAGCAAGTGGACAACAGGCGATAGTGTTGCCGACTTACGATCAAGAGCTTGCAGCGTGCCAACGTTACTTTCAATGGATACCGTTTAGCTTAGGTTTCTATGCGCAGGTAGCAGGTGCCTTCACGATCGCTGGGATGTCGCTTCCTGTCACAATGCGTGGAGCACCTACAATTGGTGCAATCGGCGTTGATCCAACCGTATCGGGTAGTGGATCAGCCAATGTAGGAGGTACGACTATAGACTGTATAACACTTTACGGTGTTAGACAAGTTTTGACCTCTTCGATAATAGGAAATTCATACGTAAATGGTTATCGTGCATCGGCGAATGCAAGGCTCTAGATACCGAGGCTATCATGACCGACAAATCTGAAACGCGCAAAACGCACTTACGCCGATTCACCGAGACGGATATTCCTGACCTCGTGAAGGCAGCATGTGTCTTTGTTCCAATGTTGCCTAACTATAAAGGTGCATCTGTAGACCCGACTCGTATCGAATTTCTGCTTAGAAACAACCTCACGAACGACGGCGCAATTACAGTTTTTATACTTTTGAACGACGCAGAAGAGCTTGTCGGTGGCATTATGGCATACTGTGTTCCTCTTTTGTTCTCATGGGAACTGGTCACAAACGACGTTTTTCTGTATATTGTGCCTGAATATCGGTCGATTTTGAACCTTCAGAAGCTCACTTTGGCCTATCGCGACTGGGCCATAGCACGCAGGGCGAAGCTAATTCAGGCAAGTCATACGGGAGGATTGCATGAAGAAGGAATGGAACGTTACCTCAAAAGCATAGGCTTTGAGCCTGTCGGTAAGCTTTATCATCTAAACCGCCTCAAAATGAAGCCGAGTACGACTCAAACTCAGGAGTAGTAAAATGTCAGCACCATCCATGCCTCCGGACAACAGCGCACAAGTCGAGTCGATGAAGGAAGCAGAAGCTGCACGACAGCAACAAATTCAAGATGCTAAAGACGCGCAGACCAAAGCTGATCTTGCGGCTCTGCGTGGCTCTTCGGCTACTGCTGGTCGGGCTTCTGCGCAAGACTTCTTCGCGCAACAGGGACTCGATCCTAGTGAATATCAATCAAGTATTGATGCCAGAATTGCATCAACACTTGCTGGTATCTCGCCAACTGATCCGAATCCGGGGGCGTCGTTTAGTGGTATAGGTCAACAAATCTATGATGCCGACACTGCTGCGGCGCAAGCAAAAGCAGGACGAGGCATTGATGCATTGTTCTCTCCGAACTACGGTGCGTCTAAAGCTCCATTCAGCATCATGGACCCATACGTGGCTGGCATCGATGCAACGCAACGTTCGGCTGCTGATGCAATCATTCAGAATATGCTATCACGCGGTGTTATTACTCCCGCGGGTCAGACATCAGCGGAAGCCGAACTCACTCGTCAAGACCCTGGTGTGCTAGCAACGATTAGATCGGCAGGTACTGGTCTTGTTTCGTCGGAGCAACAAGCTCTTGATGACATCGCGAACAAAGGACGTACATCGGCACAGACTCTAAAACTAGGTACTAGATTCGATCCTAACACGTTCGGCACGCAGGCTGATCAGAACTTTAGTGACTTTATGAGAGACTTCAATACGTCACTACAGGGCAAGATCGGCTCCGCGAACTTGTTTAACACACAGGGTCTGGCTGCCATCGCTGGTGCTGGTCAAGGTGCGCAGAACCTACCGTTCGATCCTACTGCACAGGCCGGTGTCATCGATCCGAACGCGCAGGCGACTAACAAGACCACGCCGACGACATCCGCAGTGTTCTAAGTGTGAGTCAAACTCATGGCCAAGAAAAGCGGTTTCGGGCTGCCGAGTATCTTCGAATTAGGTCGAGGGCAGCAACAGCAGCAGCCTCAAGAACTACCGCCGCCACCCAAAGGGTACAGATACGTGCCGCTCAATGCTGCGGCACGTAACGCGCATCCTGAATTGTTACTTCCACAGGATTCGTATGCAGTCACGCCTCGCGGAACGGTTCCAGGGACCGTACCAAAGGACGCTATAAACATCCCAGGTACTGTGGGTGGGAGTCAACGTTACCAGTACAAGTTCCCTGCACATACACCAGAAGGCATTAAAGAACGCGCAGCGGAACATGACCGACTGCTACAACAACAACAAGAACTGCGTGGCTTAGGCGTTAAGGAAGGTGGTCAGCGCGCAACTCGTGCCGGAGGTACTTCTGGCGTTCCAGGATTGCCTCCACCAACAACGTCAACAGGACAACCTGGACAACCCGGGGAACAGCCACACGTTCCGCTGAGTTATCAACTACCAGCAGTATTGGCAATGTACGCTGGCAATAATCCTGCGAGTGGTCAGTATTCGGATGCACTGATCAAACGTATGATGAAGGGAGACTATAACCTAGCCGAAACCGTAGGCATGGATCAACCCTTCTTGAAGACTAAAGCAGGAATAGCGTACCAGTCGAAGCATGGCTATCCGTCGTACGAAGGTGAGCCTATCGATCTCACGGATGCTGAAAGACGTGCTTCTGGATTACGGGAACAGAAATTTCTAGAGTCACAGTGGAAGGCGGAAAATCCTGATTTCATAGCTATGGGTAGCGAAAGAAATCCAACACACGCTGTAGCCACAACTGCGGATTACGAGCAGCCGTCTCCTACAATCAGCGGTCCTGAGAAGTACAAATTAGTGCCTGGGAACACGGTGCCTGTAGGGCGAAACCAGAACCCTACATGGCTGCCGCAAGTGTTAGCCGGTTACAACGCTTCACGTATGACGATACCACGCGAATACGCACCCCCCGACACGCCTCCACGAAGTATGTCTTCATGGGTGCCGGAGATAATACGAAGGATGTACGAATCGCCTCCGGCCCCTCCGCCGTCAAATAGAATGAGCGAACAGCCCCATGCGGTTCCAGGAATGTCGGAGGCAATGCTAACTGAATTGTTATCGCGAGTCAATCGTGTAGCTGAACCCCTCCCGAGTAGCATGGCTGAGACTTCTGCACGAGCCATTAACAACAATTTGGCGGAATACGGGATCATTCCTCGAGCAGCACAAGTACCTGTGCCAACACCAAGTGTGAGTCAAACTCCACCAGTCGTTACGCCGGAGAGCGGCAAATCAATGATTGTGCCACAAGTATTAAAGGACATGTACGAGAAGATGAATGCTCCACCTGATCCTACGAAATTCGACCTGTCCAATCCAAAGTATAACGAACAGCGTTACGATCCGCTTATCGAAAGTAATTTGCCTGCTACTCCACAGGAAACACCGGAAGAGACACATAACAAGTTAGACGAAGAGGAACAATAGCCATGGCTGAAATCTTAGGCGCAGTCGCTGGCTTAGCCGGAGCCGCTGCACAATCGCAATCCGCAGGTGAAGCTGCGATCATCAATCTAATGAACCTACGCTTTCAGGAGCGTAACGCTGCACAGCAATATGATCTGCAAACTGCTACACGTACCGATGCTTACGGTAATAAGCAACGGTACAATCGAGCGACAAATTCATGGGAAACGGTTCTATCGCCTCTACAGGCTGAAATTATTTCCGCAGGTCAAAACGAACAACTGAAATCTCTTACTGTAGACGCGCGACGCAATCGACAAATTCTCGAAGATGCTGCCGCTCGCGGTGAAGCTGCAAAGCCTGACTACAATATTGCACTAGCAGGATTTCGTTACGATCAACCACCGAGTCGGGCTGCGCTCGAGGACACACTTGCGTCAAAAATGCAACTTGCCAACCAAATGGCTTCGGGTAGGCAGGCTCAGGATGTTGGACGCACACTAATACGTCAAGGCCGAGGCGCTGATCTCCCAGCCATACTAAAAGCCGCCGACGACGCACAGGGTCGTAACGTTGCAGCTAACCAACTAGAGGCTTACAAAGAATCAATACCGTTGGAGGCTTCTCTACAGCAACAGCACCAAAGCAAATACTTGCCAGTGCTGCAACAGTTGCAACAAACAATGATGCAGGGTGGTGGTGCTCCTATTCGGATGTCAGATACGCCACAGGCACTATCTACGCTACAACAACAGCAGAGCCAAGGGATTCTGCAAGCGTTACAAAACTCGGCAGGCAATATTGGTAATGCTTACAATGCGTATGCGAAAGGCATTGCCGATACTGCACCAGACTTGAAGGGACTTGCATCACTGATTGGCGCGTTTAAGGGCAGTGGTGGCGGTGGTGGTGGTGGAAGTAGCGGTCAGCAACCGCAGTACGGACTTGTGCCTACTAGTGGTGGTGCCGATAGCGGTAATGTGTCAGGCGATACAGGTTTCGGGTTGAGCGATCAGCAGGCGTCCGACACGTTTAGCAATTTCTTTAGCGGAGGCGATAGCAGTTTCTAATTTGGCTTTGGTTTGAGTCAAACTAGTAGGAGGTAACAATGCCTGTCGTCAGTAATGCACAGCGGCGTTTTATGTACGCTACCCAAGCTGGCAAAACCGATGTCAGTCCGAAGGTTGGCGCAGATTTCATTAGCAAGAGCCATGGCATTACTGGCTTGCCAGAGTACGTACATGAAGGGCATCCAGAACTAACCAAGTTAGCTTCACACAAGTCGTCACGTAGCGTTGACGATGTTATTCAGGCAGCACTAAGGAGGAACAAATGACAGGTAGTCTTGGGGCGCAGCGCGTTCGTGAGTCGTTCAACCCTAGCAAGGATAACGTAGTCGATAAGATCAAACGCTACACAGCTGATCTTATCGACATATGCGAGGAACTTAAACATCTCGATCCACGACTGGCCGCACTGGCACAGACTGCTTACGAAGAGGCTGCGATGTGGGCAGTCAAAGCTGCAACGGCTGATAAGAAGGAGGACAAGAAATGAACCCTCAAATGATCATGCAAATCCTAACACAAATGGGACTGCCTCCACAGGCTGTTCAATTCGCAATACAGCAGATACAGGCTAACCCACAGCTTGTACCTATGATTTTACAGCAAATGATGGGAGGCCAGGGTGGTGGCATGGGTGGTGGTGGTGGCAGAGGGATGCCTATGGGTGGTGGACAAATGCCTCCTGGGATGCCTCAAGGTATGCCTATGCCTCCACAGGGAATGCCACAAGGTATGCCAATGCCAGGCGGTGCTGATGAAGAAGAAGGCGAGCCTGGGCAATCCACCGAAGAAGAGCTAGCCGAAGCTCAGAAAAACATGGGTGGTGGCAAAGCTTACTAGTTTGACTCAAACCAGGAGATTCGTCAATGGCCGACGACGAAGAAGACCTGACGCAAGAGACCGAAACTCCTGATATCACTACGGACGAAGTCCCAAGTAGAGACCCGTGGAAGGATACTTCCGATACATCGGCAACCGCCCCAGTCATACCTGGGGTGGTGCCGATTGATCCTGCACGAATTGTACCTGGTGGCATTGACCGTCGGCAGTTTATTGACGAAATCAACAACAATCCTGCGTTGGTCAATAGACTAACCAGTATGGTTCACGGTGAAGTTAATCCTAAATCGTCGCTTGAGGCGCAGATTATTCAAGCCGAAAGTGCATTCAACAGAGCGCAGCATCGAGGACACTCGCTCGAACAGGCTTTATGGGACAAGCCTACGTATGGCCAGCGTGGTTATTATCCAGGTACAACGTATGTTCCCATCACGCAGGCAGACGTAGAAAAGTTCAAGCGGGACGTACTCGATGCGGTTTTGCACGGCTCTGACCTATCGTCGCGGTATGGTGTCGGACCAATAACTGGTAATGCTTCTGGTGGTTTAGCAGGGAGACAATTTAGCTCTGGCCAACCAGGCTTTCAGATACGTTTAGCTGATGGCACAATGGAGTCGTATTTCAATGAGGAAGGACGACGACTCAACTTGCCAAGGTTTGCTGGTAACGCTCAGCCAAACATAGAGATACTGACTCCCAGATCAACTACGACACCAAACTGGTGGGAGGAACGTGATCCAGAAGCTATATCTCCACCAATACCAGAAGGTCGTGGTCAGGAACAACGCTTCGCACCAACTGCGCCTATTGCTTCTGGCGACGAATGGCCACCGCGTGAAACCGATTTGCCTGATGTATGGCAATCACCGAAGGCAACACCTACGCCTGGTGTGAGTCAAACTGTAAGTCAAGGTCAGGGTCTAGCTGGTGCCGTCGAATCATTTGGTTTCCTTTCGAGTAGAGGCCGCAACTTAATAACTCAAGGTCTTCATCCTGAATTTGCTAATAGACTATCTCGTGCCATTCAAGCTGCCGAGAGCGCAACCGGACAGCGTGCCGTAATCCGCGATTTGTATCGCACACCTGAAACACAAGCACAGTATCGTGCTGATTACATTAAACGACCTGTGGCATGGGGAGGGAAAGTTTACTATCCCAATCCCAACAATCAGGGTGGACTTGCTGCCCCTCCCGGTAGTAGCGGTCACCAATCTGGTGTCAGTGCAGATATCCAACGTGGGCCAGTACTCGATTATCTGCATAGGCACGCAGGCGAATATGGCTTATCATTCTTAACTGGAAAGGCGTTTCAGCAAGACCCTGCACACATTCGCATGGCCGGTTCTGTAGGTGCCAACGTTGGCGTCGGCGGTAGAGTCGGCAGGACCGGCGAAGGTATGGCTGAGCCTCACACCGCCGAGTATGTTACAGGGTCCGATGGCAAAAAGCGATTAACATTAACAGTTTCCAAACCTTCTCCGGCTGCGCCAGACGTAGCTATACCGGCGACCGAAGCTGAAACGGCACAAGCAGGACAGGAACAACCAGACATAGCCGCATTGCTTGAATCTTTGAAAGAGACAGCAGAGCCTGCGAAGCCGAAAGGTACTGAAAAACAGCAATACGCAGTCGTTCCGGAGACTCCACAAGCGTCGCCGACGGAACCGCTCATCGAGGAATTGAAATCTCTCCTGACCAAGAGTAAAGAAGAAGCGCCTCCGAAAGCTCCTGAATTTGGGTTTCCTGAAATACCTCAATTCAGCGAGATACCGCAGGGACATATTCCGCTGCATCCCGATGCGCATAGTGTGAAGCATGTTGTTGTTGGAGCTAATGGGCTACCGCAGACAATTTCCGCTGCCGATGTTGCTTTGTCCGGTCCTATGGTCGGCGCTAGTAAAGGCTTTGCGTTAACCCCCGAGGCAATGACGCAAGAGCCTGTAGAATATCCTGCGCCAGACCTTGCCGAAGGTGAAGCTCCCTATACAGGTGGAGTGAAACTCTACCCAGGGCATGGACCACACCTTCAAAGCGACACACCGTTCGCTGGATGGAGTAAGCGATTCGGAGAGGAAGCTGCAAGCAACGTTAAACAAATCCTTACGCACCCTGAGGAATTGCCTGCCCCTGGTCATTTGGCTGGTGGCGCAGGATTGATAGGAATGATGCGCCAACTTCCTCCACGGATTGTAGGCGGTCGGTTCGCGAAGCCGATAACTGAAATACCTCATGGGATGCCTCCGTTGCCGGGCGCACCTAAGATAGAATTCACTCCGGAGATGGAAACTCAATACAGAGATTGGCGACGGGGCGGTGCAGCCGGACCACCTACTGAACGTACGAGATGGGCCGAACAGTTTGAGCAACGTCTTAGGGAAGAACTTTTAGGTAAAGTTGCACCTGCGTCTAGGGCATTGCCTGGCGTAGGCCAAGGATTGCCGTTAACGGCACTTCCCGCAGGAATGCCTCCATTGCCGACTGCCCAGGTAGGCCATACACCATTGACAACACCACCTGTCGGTATGCCTCCGTTGCCTGTCGCACCGCCTCAAGCACCACCCGTACGTTCTCCGGGAGGCGTTCGTGCAACACCGCCCGCGCCTCCTACGCCTCCTACGCCGCCTGCGTCCCCTATGCCGCCTACGCCTCCTGTCGGTATGACTCAAACTCCACCACCTGGTGGACGCGGATGGCTCCCGCCTGCGCCTGCACCTGTTCCTGGATACGCTGTGCGTCCTAGTGCTATCGACTTTGCCCGTAGAAGCGATGACGCAAACGCGGCCTTAGAACGATTCATGGGCCGTGCTGGTGTCAACCCAGCGGAACTGGATCGCATACGCGTGACCAACGACGTGAGCACTGGTGCGACAGCACAGCAACATGCTACGAATGCAGCTTTGAAAGGTGAGACGCACCTGCCTAATATAACTTACAGTACCCGTATGTCGTTCCCTGAAATCGAGCGTGCCGCTCAGAATCATCCTACATTCCAAGATTACATGCACGCAATGGATACCATCGATGACATTCGCCACGTGACTAACAATCCTGGTACTGTTGCGGGACGTGCTACACCACAAGCTGGACCTGTACGCGTGCGAGGCTTGACGATGGCCGACGCTCAGAACTTAGTACGAAACATGGAACATACCGATCCTGGACTAGTATCGTTACGTGATGCGTTCAGGGAGCATGTAGAAGAAACTCGACGCTTCCAGCACGAAATGGGAATGATCACGGGACAAGAACATGCCGATTTGAACATGAACCATCCGAACGAAGTACCATGGAGCAAACGTGTATCTGGTGCCGAGCGTATCTACGAAGCAAATCGTGCAGACGCTAACACAGAAGCAGTTCGCGGAAACATATTCAGAAATGCCGAGGACGTGACTTCTGCCAATGTACGTGCAGCACTTAGCAATCAGGCTAGTCGTGAAGCTGCCGACGCTTTGCTTCGAACGCCTAACGGGCGTATCATCTTACGACATGTTGATCCTGAGCACTTCACATTGAATCCTGACGCAAGACCTAACCAAGTTAGTTTCAGACGCGACGGCGTAATGGAGCATTACGTAGCCGAGAATCGTAATGTTGCTGATTGGCTTAACCACGATCCTTATGGGAAAGGTGGTTGGTTCTCGCGTGCATGGAACACGTTGGCGAACGGTTACAGGCAAGGCACAACTGGTTATTTCAATCCAGTATTCGGACCAACGACTGACATGCTGCGTAACTGGTCGATCATGCAAACTACAGTGGGACAAGCTGGCAGAGCCCCAGGATTTAGAGGCAAGATGCAAGCACTAACGGGTGCAAATCCACTAGGCCGTCAGGCGCCAGGGCTACTGAACCTCCCGAAAGCATGGACGTTGGTTAGTGGACAAAATGCACGTATTCCCCTCGGACGTGGAAGTGTGATCCACGCCATACCCTCACAATTAATTCCACAGCTTACAGATTACATAGCACAAGCTATTCTCCATGGCGGTAACGGATGGTTCGGTCGAACCTATGGTGGCCAAGCGATTCGTCCAGTCGCCGAAGCTATGGCACGCGCAATGGTGCGATGGCACGCCAACACTACATATGCTCGAACACAACACATGGGAGGCGTTTCTGGAAGCCGTATGACTCAAGCTGAGTCTGCTATGGAAAATGCTCGAGGTATGGGCAGCGTGATGCCGGGAGCAAACTCCGCTCTGGTACGTAGGGCTGCACCTATTCTAAATGCTTTCAAGCATACACTGGAAGCGGGTCGCAATGCTGCGCACTTCGCATATGTTGAAGGAAATCTAGGCCGAGCACCGCTAGAACAATTGGTTCACGAATCGAATGAATTATCAGGTAACCCTCGAACTGGTGGACGTGCTTTCATGCCAAGTGGCGCACGCGAAAGATTCGATCCTGGACCACGCGAACCTGGTATCGGCGGAGCGATTAACTATGCTGGACGACAAGCTGCACGACCGTTCTTAACTGCATATCAAATGGCAAATGAAGCCAACAGAAAACTTCCGTTCGGAGGCATGACACAACAAGGTTGGAAAAACCGTCTGTCCAATCCATCCTCGCTGATTAATCCGTTCACGTATGTAAAGCACATAACACCTATGAAGCTTACGGCTGCTTCGTATCTTTATAATATGTGGATGGGCAAAGACCCTAATGGCAAGTCGTATATCGACCATGCAACGAATGGACAAAACCCAACAAGAGAGGCTACAACTATTTACTTTGCGAAGCCCGGCGCTCCGGTCGAAGACGGTTACCAATGGCCCATTCCACAAGAAGACGTGCTTCATAAAATGATAGTATGGGCTGCGATGCATCATATGTTTGGCGATCAACAGCATGTACGCTCGTCCCTTCGAGAAGATTTTGGGCACGCAGCACATGCGTTTATGGATGTTGCAATGTTGCCGCAGATACCGCCTGTACTGAGTGCCGCGTACGAAGCAGGAGGTGTTGCACCACCATCAAACATCGGAGGTTTTCTATCACCCCTCACAGAGGCGGCGGGACTTGGCAACTTGGCTGGTGCCGGTTCGTATGCACGCAGAGACCCACTGTATGCCAAGGATCAAAACTCAACTCTGCCCGAAAAATTGCAGCGTACGTTGTATGCACTGAACCCAGGGTTTGTAGCAGCGATGACTAAAGCTTACAGTGCTGCCGCTCACACCCCTCGCAGTGAAGACGATCCATGGGGAACATCTTGGGAAATGGCCAAGAACGCTATGGGAGCAGGTACAAGACAAATGCTAGGAACGGGGCTAGCATCAAACATAGCCGATCAACGTAACATCGCGTCTGGTATGACGCGAGAATCGGAGAAGATGTTCGAACGTAAGAAGGTACTCGATGGATTGGTTGAATACGCCGCGAAGTATGGTACGACTGGCGAGCGTCAAATCGGTCGAGAGAAACCTTTAAGTAAAGCTGGCGAACAGATGGCACGGCAACAGGGACTTGAGCGTCTACCACGTGACATTGCAGGTTTGAGTCAACCTGAGCCTAAGAACGAATTGTATAAGATGTTCGCAAAAGACTTACTTAACCGTACGCGTAAGGATACGGTCCAGGGATACAAAACGTTGTTGGACTTCTGGAAAGATTCCACACAACAGATACAAACAATGCGACACAACGATTCAGCTAACGATCCTACATGGCAACAACAACTACAACAGCGTCCGCAGATGATGTCGTTCTTGCAACGGCACGGTGTTGACACTACTAATCGTATAGACGTAAGGAACTACTTGGAGGGATATCGCCAGAACGTCGCCCGAACGATTAACAACAATATCGACAAGATCGAAGCTGATTACTCACGGCGCATGGGACAACCCATTAAGTTGCAAGACCTCGATCCGCATAAGCCTTGGCATTCGAGTTTACAAGTGCCTACGCCGTGAGTTTGACTCAAACTAGTTGAGGGACTTATCTACCTTTGGCTTCTCTACTTTCGGTGGCAGTATCTTTGTAGTAGCTCGCCACTGAATAACGCCTCCCGGCAAGATGAACTTTTGCACCTTGCCCTCGGCCAGTAGCGAATTGAGAAACGATAGCACTTCACGGTCATCGACCTTAGTGCTCACTCGTGAAATCAATTCGCTCTGCCGTCTACCTACAGTACCTGCGTTGATGAGCCAT